GATAAATCAATTAAATCCCGCAGAATTCGCAAGAATGGCGAATGAGCTACACGGTAAAGTGATCGCAGAATTAACACGCACGCAAGAATTATTGATAAGCGAGGTTAAGTAATGGCTCGAATGAAGATAGAATATAGAATGTGCGTTAAGTGCTTGCGCCTATTGCCCGATTTATTATTTCTAGGCTCGAATGTCTGCGACATATGCGAGCGGTCTAATGATTGAGATTATCTACGCGCTAGGCGCGTTAGTAATGATCGCGGGTTATATCCTCGCTGGCGTTGCACTATGGGCAATAGTCGAGGCTACCTATTATCTATATTGCAAGCTACGCAAGATAGATTACTAGCTAGCTAGTGGCGTACTATCGGCTAGGGCTTAATCTCCCTAGCCGGTGGTCTGCAACTAGGCAGAATGAGAGAGGATAATAAAGAATGGATACACTAAGCGAGACTAAGCTCGAGACCGTAACCGTTAAGGCTAGCGATCTTAATGATCTACTAACGGGCGCGAGCGTGGCGATGGATAAGGGTAAGGGTGCGCTAACGCAACTAGCAAGCGTATATCTAACCGCTAAGGGTGACGGATATTTATCGGCATTCGCTAGCGATAGATACCGTTTAATCGAGGGTAAATTCGAGCTTGATAGTGGCGAGCTGGCAGAATGCCAGATTTACGCTAATGATGTTAAGAATATCCTCGCCACGATTAAGGCTAACAAGATAGCTGGCGAGATCACACTAACGCGAGCCGGTGACACGCTAAGCCTAGCGATAGGCTCGACTAGCCTTAATGTGATATTAGGCGGGGGTAAATTCCCACCATTCGAGCACCTATTCGAGCTCGAGGCTAAGCCTATAGATAAGATTATGTTAAACCCTAGCTATCTTGCGTCATTCGATAAAGTACCAGCTAGCGACGCGGGCAATATATTCACATTCTACGGGGAGACTAAGCCCGTTAGGGTCTCGATCAATCATAACCGCATAAGCTGGCGAGCGTTGCTAATGCCTATGAGGATTAAATAGGGTAGACTAACCTAGTCTATTTATTATCTCTCGCATTCTCTCGCTACCATAGGGGAGAATGCGGGCGAGGGTAAATAGCCCTAATGTAAGAGAGAGAGAGAGAGTAAGAGAATGAGCGCTTATATGGTGAATGAGGATACGCTAGACCTATTAGCTAGCGTCGCGGTCTGGTCTAATCACGGTCTATTTATTTACGCAAGCAAGGGAACGCTACCGCCACGCGGTGAGCTTGAGTACGCTGGCGAGGGTGAAAGTATTTATTACCGCGCTAGCCACTTAAAGGATATTAAACACGAATTAAGGCTAGAAAATATCGCAAGCCTTAACGCTCGCTATCCTAGCGACGCGGGATTAGCGGACGCGGGCGCACCCTTTAAGGCTATATACCGCGATCAAGCTACATTCGGAGAAGTGCTAGGCGCGTTAGCGTGTTATGAGTACCAGGCTTGCGAGAGTGATAGCTGGGGCGATAGCTACGCGCATTTATTATGCGTCGCAATTCGTAAGGCTATATGCGGGCTCATAAGTGAGGGAGAATGGGAATATGAGAGACCGGCGGGGCAAGCGCAATACATAAGCCTTATGTCTATGGTGAAAGAATGAGCGAGAGAGTCGAGCTAACCGCTACCCGCGAGGGCAATAATTACATAGGCAATTTTTACAGGGTTAGCGCGTGGCAAGGTAGCCGATACCTAGGCGAGAGAATTTACGCGGGCTACACTAAGCGAGATAGCCTACGCCTAGCGCGGGAGATAATTAAGGATCGAGGCGAGCTATTCGCTAGCTAGTCGCGTACCGTAGGGCTTAGGCTTATGTCTAAGCCTTGCGGTCTGCGCCTAACAATAGGGCAGAGCCTTACCCGTAGACGCGGGCGAGGGAGAGAATGAGGGCGAGGGAGAGGGCGAGAATGAAGCTACTAATTAAATGGAAAGATACCGGCGAGGAAGTAGTTATGCCATTTGGCATACTACCCGACGGGCAAGAGGGAGAGGATCAACCTAACGATGAGCAGATATTCTTTTGGCTTACGCCAGAGGAAGCGACGGCTATCGGTGCAGACTATGACGGGGGCGATTGGGTAGTTATCCGGTGCGCCTGTAATGAGTGCGAGGAATACGAGGCAGAAAATAACGCCTATCAATTAACGAGAGGAAGAGAGTAATGGATAGCACCTGTATGGTTTGTTTAGGTGATTTTGATAATGAAAGTATGATTGAGGATATAAAGGGAAATAGATATTGTTTATTAGATAGTGGTGATATTTGCCCTGTTTGTGGTATCTATGGACACGATTGTGAGGGAGAGTAATGCACGATCATAAATTCTTAGCTACCGATATCCCTGGCGTATGCCTATGTAAGTGCGGTGTGGAAATCTATTACGCAAGCGAATTGCAAGCATATTATGTGAGCGTAGAGGGTGAATAATGGGACACTATGACGGCGATCCCTGGAGTAATCACGTGTTAAATGAAGTGAAGTGTGCGGAGTGCGAAGAGTACTTCGACGATCAAGAGGGAGAGGGCAATATCTGTCCACCCTGCGTAACTAAATGCTATGGAGAGGGAGAGAAAGAGAATGGGTAATTGTGCATATTGTGAAGAACCGGCAGATTTTATTTGGCTGGAAAATGGCAAACACTTATGCCTTAGCTGCATAAAGCAAGGATATACAGAAGAGAAAGAGGGAGAGAGTAAATGATTACACGTAAAGAAATGGAAGAAAGAGCCGTGAGAGAACTTATCTGCGGTCTATGTGACGATTGCCACAAGCGATTAAATGTCTGCTTATGTGCAAAATTATGCGGAGATCACTTAGTACCCGTCAAAGATTGTGGGTGCAGACTATGAGCGAGAGAGAGACAATGCAGGAGCTAATGAAGAGAGAGCAGGAGGAGATGCTAGTGACTATCAACAGGGCTAACTCTGCCCTAATGCGTATCTTTAAGATAGAAGATGGAGAGAGCCTGCAAGATAGAGCAGACCGCACTAATCCTTACCTACTAAAGAAAGAGGGAAAAGATGAATAGCTGGACTGTATGGGTGGGCGGTAGCGAAATGGATTCGCATTTAATGAGTTTAGATAAAGCTAAATTCGTAGCCGAAGAGTGGAGAAGGCGTGGCTATGACGACATAGCAATAGAAAAGGTGAACGATGACGCGGTGTAATAATTGTATGATTATCTACGATAATGAAGTAGAGCTATGTGCCAAGTGCTTAACTAACGACTATCTAATGGATATGGGGGAGAGTAATGGAAGACTTTATCGCGGTCAAAACTAAACCCTGCTGCGTATGTGATAAGTATGAAGTATGGAGTTTAGATCGAGACGCTGTTACTAGATGGCAAGAGGGAGAAACTATCCAAGACGCCTTCCCCGATATGAGCGCCGGAGATAGAGAGATTCTTATATCCGGTACACACGCTGCCTGTTGGGATAAACTATTCCCAGGAGAGGAGGAGGACGATGATTAGAGAGATCGAATTAGAATATACATCTTATAATCTTGTGAAGTTAGCAAGAGATAAGTGGGGCGATAACGCTACCGAATACCTAGCTGGAAGGCTAGAAAGCGTTATCACTTACAGTCAAATGAAAGCATTGATAGATAGCTTAAAGAAAGAGGGTAAGTAATGAGTAATGTAATAGCCTTTCACCCCCGTAAGTCCGATTTAGTGCTGCTATATGAGGTAGTGGGAGAGGACGGCCACGCAGAGTGGGGTGGCAACAGCGAGGCAGATGCTCTTGCTTGGATAGCCAGCTCACCAACCGCTACTCGTATCCTGGTATCGGGGTGGGAGAGCGACGAAGATGACGCTCACTTAGTAGGGCAACCCCTAGATATAACCGCAATAGTGAAGGAAGCTAGCCGATGAAGTACTGGCTAGTAATGGTAACTATCCTACTGGTAGGCTACCTTATGATTAAGAGAGGGAGAGAATGAGTGAGAGAAGAATGGCTACCGCTATGAATATGGCAGTGCGCCAACGTAACTACAGGAGAGCGAGAGATCGCGCTTTAACTAGGTTGGCACAAGCCTACCCCGATGAATACAAGGAATACTTGGAACAGGAGAAGGCTTATGATGAGAAAGAGGGCAAGAAGTGGGTTGATATTACTGGTCGTACTAGTACTCCTCGTACTCGTAAGACCTTGGCACGTAAAACAGGGAGTAAACCACGAAGAAAAGCCAGTGTTAAGCGCAAGAAAACACGCAACAATGGAAGAAAAAAATGAGAACCGGAGGATCGCAAGAGAATATAGTCGAGCTCTCGGATATACGAGAAGGGAAGTTGCGTGCCTTGTCACCCTATGGGCCAGTGAAAGCAGGTTTGACCACCTTGCCAAAAATCAACGAGGAAGCTCGGCTTATGGAATTGCTCAACTCCTTAGAGAGCGCAGTGGACGACCTGAACTTCAAGTCCTTCACGGTCTACGATACGTTGATCATCGCTATAGAGGGAGTGCGTGTCGCGCTCTTGCACACCACAACAGACGAGGGTGGTACTGATACACTCTGACCGCTCTCCTCTCGGTAGCACAACTAGCCCTCACCGTTACTCTTTTCGGTGGGGGTTAGTGCTTGTAATCGGTAGTATAAAACCCCGTACCCTTAAAGGTGATAGCGGGAGAAGACCAACTGCGAGACATAGACTGATGGCAGTCCGTACATACAGGCTCTACTATTTCAGCGTGGATAGACTGCTCGATATCTATAGTGTTACCACACTGACACTTAAAAGAATAGATCATAGCTTGATAGCCTCCTCGATAGGAAGATAACCTACTACCTTCTCAACCTTATCTACATTATCAAACTCTGTAGTCGCTGGCATCTGATGAGTATGCCACTGCGGTTCATCTATCTCTGTTAGATCAAAGGAGTAGATACCAAGTGGAGTACTGTTGATATAGAAGGGCAGTAGTTCACGATGGTATGCCTGCTCCATCAACTTGCGGTACTTCATCTGCTCTATAAGTAGCGTAGAATAATGGGTTTGGCGACACTTCAGTTCAATAAAGTGACCGGCCTTCTGTGATGTGCAGTCGAAGGCATCATAGATGCCAGGTGCTCGCTCTAAATCTGGGTAGAGATTAAACTTAAGGAAGTCAAAGAGCACCAGCTCGTTCATCGCCAAGGACTTTGACCGCCTAGCCTATCCTGCAAGGCACGTAGTGCAAAGGTAATCCTGCGGTCTGCTGTAGATGTAGCACATTCTAGTAATTGTGCTACTTGTGCAAGGGTCATAGCCTGATGGTATCGCCAGACCAGTATGTTCTGTGACTCTGGTTCAAGGCCAAGGTAAGCCTTCTTAATATCAATCAGGATAGCAAGTAGGTTGCCACCTTCTGCCGGAGAGGAAGAACCCTTGGGCCTGCCATCACGGATTATCTCTTGTGCCTGCTCAAGTACAGTGCCATCTATCACCGATGCAATTACATAGGGCAGTAGCTGTGCTAAGTTAGCAGTCTCATAGTATGACTCATCAGAGATATGATAGCCAGACCTGATTGATTTCTCCTTGCGAGCATACCTTTCAGCAGCTCTAAACATCTGCCAACCAACACGCTGCTCGTTATGCTGGCGCTGTTTAATCTCCGGCTCTGATAACTGCTCATTCAGATATGCAGCACGAGATAGCGCCCACTTTATGCACTCTTGCTTGACATCATCAAGGTCTACAAAGGCTTTGTACCTATTGTAGATAGTCTGTGCAACAGACGGCGCTATGTCATAAACGGATGGGTGTAGTTCAGTCACAGTCAGGTAGCACCAAATCCATAGTGTGCTGTAGGTTCAGTAACTTGATAGCAAGGAAGTCTATGTAGTTGCTGGCATCTGCCAGCTCTTCGATAAGTTCTCTGATGGTATCTGCTGGAGTAAAGGACTCGAACTTCTGCCCTTGGGCCAGTGAGTACTGACTGTGACCGACGTTCTTGACACGACCAGCACGAAGGGAAGCAAATGATTCGATGAATGATGTGAGATCTTCTGTTGACACACCGACTGCTCGGTATCCGACGACTGCAGGGTGGTCACTTAGCGGGTTTTCATTGGGCTTATGGTTATCGTTTCTTCTTCTATATTCATTTCCCTGATGTGAAAGCCCAAAGTATGCAAAATCTGTATCATCTGTTGCCATTCGCTCTTATCCATTCTGCTCTCCTACTAACAAAGCTCGTGTTGCATCTGCACCATAGGCTAGGTAGTAGTCGTTTATGTCCATATTAGGTGGTAATGTTACTATGACTCCGTTTAATACCTCTTGCTGAACACGCTTACTAAAGTCTGCGCCAGGGTTAGAACCATCTTCCTTCGCATCGTTATCTCCTACAATGAATACACTCTCGTACCCGTTAAGCAACTTACTAAAGTGTGGCTTCCAAGCCTGCACTCCAGGGACTCCGACTGCAGGGATACCAAGTACACCGCTAGTAATGACTGTATCTAACTCACCTTCGCAGACCACGATGTATGGACTGGCAAGGGTTACATCAACCACGTTATACAGGTGAGACTTCTGCCCAGTAGGGCTGCCATACTTAGGCTTGCCATCATCTAGCCTGCGAAACTTAAAGCCTACGCAGCCACCAAGTGCTGTGATGTAGGGGATGGATAGCCAACCGGACTGCATCTCGTGACCATTGATAGGATCAACGACTGTACCTAGCTGGAACTTGGCTGCTACAAGTTCAGATATCCCACGTTCGTTTAGCGCGACGAGAGTTTCTGGAGTTATTTCCTGTGCGTATCTCTGCGCCGCTTCTAGTTGCAATTTCGACTGCACGTTTGAGGCCATCATTAAACTCCAGATTCTCTATGAGGCAAACTATATTTGCGGCGTTGCCTCCTCTGCCACAGGTAAAACAGAAATACAAATTGTCATAGGTGTTGATAGATGCAGACCTATGACTGTCATTGTGTAGTACACAACGCACCGATGCGTTACCTTCTCTTACTTCACCGCCATAGAAGGCAATGATTGGTGTTATGGGGATTGCGTTTGCATCAACGGAACCTTTGTATTTGCGTGTTTTACCCAGCCTGGACCAGTCTTGTGCTGACATACACACCCCTTAACGTTGCACTTCTCGTGCCAGTTTGCAGCACGCTTGAGATGACCTAGAGAGTTCTCCTCTCCAGCTTTACCGCAGTTGTCGCAGATCACGCTTGGTCCAGTTCAAACTCTTCGTCACCTTCAATTAAAAAAGGAGTGTGAGTTATGCCCCAAATTACTAAGTTGCGGTTATTTAATCTGTGACCAAGGCGCTGTGCTGTAATCCCAATAAATCTTTCAGCTCTAAATCTCAACATCTTCTACCTCTTCTGTAATGATTGCTTCAGCAATCGCTTCATCGGCTGCTGTTGCAGGCTCTGTATCTTCTACAAATATTTCGCTAGTGGTGATTACACCTTCTGGTACTGCCATTGTTGTTACTACCTTTCCCCATCTCTGGGATTGACTCATCGGTTTACCGCGTTGTGCGGTACGCCGTCTACTACGAAGAGGTCTGATGGTCGCTGCCATTATTTTTTCTCCTTTAATGTTTTGTTTAGTTGTTTTAGTTCTTTTAGTATGGCAAAGAGAGCAACAGTAGTTCCTTCTTCAGTGCTTTCAAATTGATACCATTCGCTAAGGGAATAGATATCTTCTGGCTGTACACTCATTGCTTCTCCTTTAACCATTGCTCTAAGTCTTGGACCACCCAAGCCTTCTCTATGCCAGCGTTGCGACGCTTAACTACAACATAATGCAGTGGCACTTCTCCGATACCACGAGCCTTAGCGTAGTTAAGCGCCTCAACTTCTGCTTGCCTCCAGAACTCCGGTAGGTCTAGCCTTGCGGTGTTCTTGAGTTCTAGTATGTAGGTGCTTCCCGAGACAACACATACTAAATCACCTTCGTCATCCTTGCCTGCCAAGCGTAAGCGTTCAGCTAGCACACCAAGACTACGAAACCATTTCATTACATCTATCTCGAAGGCCGCACCCTTGGCCTTATTGTACTTCGGGTTGCTCATCTACGAGCACAACCTTATTAGTTTTGTAAACCATCTGACCTTCTTCATCCTTGACTATCTCAACCACACCGGATTGAATCAAAGCATTGAAGAAGTTAGCAAGATCAACCTTAAGGATAGCTACTTCTCTATCTAAATCACTCATTAAAACTCCTGTCCAAAGTACCAGAAACCAAGATCAATATTCCAATGGTATGTAGATATATCAAAGCCAATACCAAAGCCTGACTTGCGACCATAGTTCCACCAATGTCCTGCAATCTTCTTCTCACTCATTGTTCTATCTCATTTCCATACTCATCTACGATGTAGTCACCAGTATAACCTGCTCGTGCATCCCTTGCCAGCATTGCGCCATAAGCGTTTCCATCTGATATCTGGCAAGAACCATAGCCCACATACAAGGTAGCAAAGTCTTTACCGTCTGCTGCGTGTGGACCAAACCTGTTCTTGACTACTGCTATCTTAAGTTCGCCCTGACTTGGGTTGTATCCAAGAGTTAGGATCAACGCTGGTAACTGGCTTACCTTACCGTGAATAGCACGACGGGCAGGTGGTTCAGTCGGACTTCCATACTCTGACTGCTCAGAGACGTGGTGCAGGACTAATACACAGGCTTCTGTCTTACGTGCCATATCGTGCAGCTCCATCATAATTGCACGTAAGCCTGCCCATTCATTATCAGTCTCTGCTGCCACGTTCATCAAGTTATCTATGATGATTAACTCTGGAGCAATTCCGTATAACTCCACATACGCTCTGATCTCCAACTCGATATCATCGAGTGACGGACTGGAATCAAAGACCCATTTAATATGACCCAACTTACTAAGGTGGTGATTGTAGTAGTTGCTATCGGCAGATAAGTTCTGTTCAACGTTGACCTGATTATGACCTGATAGGTGTGCTGCACTACG